GTTACCGGCGCTCCTGGACAATCTTCTTACGTTGGTCAATTTGGGAACACCTCTGCAAACGATGAACTTCATGTTGTTGTTATAGACAACAAAGGGTTGTTTACAGGCGTTCCCGGACAAACTCTCGAAGTTTGGTCCGGTCTTTCTAGAGCCACCGATGCTCAGACGTCTGACGGAACGACGAATTATTTTGGAACCGTTATCAATCAATCATCAAAATATATTTGGCAAGCTAACCCTCCTTATGGAAGCGCAACGTATTCAAACACCGCGTTGAGCGTCGCTTCAACCTCTTCTACGGTTCCGGAGACTATATCTTTTATCGGAGGAAACGACGGCGCTTCTGAATCTACAATAGCCTCTTTAAGCGATATAGGAACGTTAACAACCGCTTGGGACGTATTCAACTCAACAGAAAATGTTAATGTGTCTTTATTGGTTGGCGGCAAATCCACAGGAACAGCTCAATTATCTAATTACATTATTAACAACATCGCAAATGTTCGTAAAGATTGTGTTGTGTTTATTTCGCCGCAATCAAGCGACGTTGTGCAGGTTCCTGGACAAGAGCTGACAAAGGTTACTGCATTTAGAAATGCCGTTGTACCGACCAGCTACGCTGTAATGGACTCTGGCTACAAGTATCAATACGACAAGTACAACGACGTCTACCGCTATATTCCTTTGAATGGCGATACAGCAGGTCTTTGCGTTTATACTGACAATGTTAGAGATCCTTGGTGGTCTCCTGCAGGATTTACTCGCGGGCAAATTAAGAATGTTGTCAAGTTAGCGTATAATCCTAAGAAGGCCGAAAGAGACGTGTTATACTCTGCAGGAGTTAATCCTATCGTAACCTTCCCAGGACAAGGGACAATACTCTACGGCGATAAGACGTTGAGCGCCAAACCTTCTGCATTTGACCGTATAAACGTGCGTAGATTGTTTATTGCGCTAGAAAAATCAATCTCTATCGCGGCTCAGAGCTATTTGTTCGAGTTCAACGATGAGTTTACTCGTGCGCAGTTTGTCCAACTTGTCACGCCTTTCCTTAAGGATGTTCAAGGACGTCGCGGTATCTATGACTTCAAGGTTGTTTGCGATTCAACGAACAACACTCAAGCTGTTATAGATTCAAATCGCTTCGTAGGTGACATTTATATTAAACCAGCTCGCTCAATCAACTTCATTCAGCTTAACTTTGTGGCTGTTAGAAGCGGGGTTGAGTTCTCCGAAATAGTAGGAAAATTCTAATAAATACAAGAAAATAGGAGAAAAAGCATGGCATTTAATATAAACGAGATCAAATCTCAATTAACATACGGCGGCGCACGTCAAACGTTGTTCTCCGTTCAGCTGTTTAACCCAGCTAACGGAGCTGGAGACGTAAAAACACCGTTCCTAGTTAGAGCAGCTTCTATTCCGGAAGCTCGTTTGGGTAACATCGCTGTACCGTATTTCGGTCGCAAAATCAATCTAGCTGGCGATAGAACGTTTCCTGAATGGTCCGTGACAGTAATTAACGACGAAGACTTTTTAATCAGAAACGCCATGGAGACTTGGTCAAATTCCATCAACTCTTTAGAAGGCAACGTCAGAACATTCGGAACTTCTTCACCAACAGCATACAAGTCTGATGGTATTGTTACGCAGTATGCTAAGACAGGCGCGATTTTACGTCAATATACTTTTCACGGTATCTATCCAGCTGATGTATCTCAGATTGATTTAGACTGGGAAGCCACAGACCGTATTGAAGAGTTCAGAGTGACTTTTCTATACGACTCTTGGGAAGTTAGCGGCGGAAAAACTGGAAACGCTGGCGGATTCTAAAATAACAAGGTAATATAATGAAACTTTTTGGATTTGAAATACGTCGCAATGAAGACGACGAAAGCCAGAGCATTCCATCATTTGCTCCTAGAGAAACTGATGACGGTGCTCTGGTTATATCTGCTGGCGGTTCTTACGGAACTTACCTAGACTTAGAAGGTTCCGCTCGTACAGAAGCTGAAATTGTAGCCAAATATCGTGAAATGTCCATTCAACCAGAATGCGAACGAGCGATTGATGATATCATAAACGACGCCATCGTAAAAGAAGGCAAAGACGTTATAGTTGATATAGACCTTGAAGATCTAGATTACTCAGAAAACGTCAAACAAAGAATCCGCGAAGAGTGGAACAAAGTTTGCGATCTGTTAGACTTCAATAACGCTGGTTACGATATATTCAAACGCTGGTATATAGATGGGCGCTTGTACTATCATATTCTTATTGACGTCAACGATCCGAAGGCGGGTATCAAAGAACTAAGATATATCGACCCGCGTAAAATTCGTAAGGTTCGCGCTGTGAAACGTGTACGTAAAGCTAACATGTACATCAACGTCACGGACAGCGAATTCTTTATGTACAATGAAAGAGGCTTCAAAGGAGCTTCTGCTTCAGGGATGGACAATCAAGGTCTTCAGATCGCTAAAGATTCTATCATACACATAACTTCTGGCGTTGTTGATAAAGACAACAAGATGGTTCTTGGTTATTTGCATAAGGCGATCAAGCCGCTAAACCAACTCCGTATCTTAGAAGACGCCACAGTTATCTATCGAATCTCACGCGCTCCGGAACGTCGTATATTCTCTATTGACGTAGGCAACCTTCCTAAAATGAAGGCTGAACAACATGTTCGCGATGTTATGACTAAACATAAAAATCGTTTGATTTATGATGCAAGCACGGGCGATTTACGAGACGACCGTAAGTTTATGAACATGCTTGAAGACTATTGGTTCGCTAGAAGAGAAGGCGGCGGCGGAACTCAAGTTACAACGCTTCCTTCAGGCCAAAACCTCGGAGAAATGGCGGACGTTGAATACTTTGAAAAGAAGCTTTACCGTTCACTTAACGTTCCTACATCTAGAATGGAATCGAACGATGGGTTTAGTTTAGGTCGTTCGTCAGAAATATCAAGAGACGAGCTCAAATTCTATAAATTCATTCTTCGTTTGAGAATCAAATTCGCCAATTTGTTTGCAAAAGCTTTACAGAAACAGCTTGTGCTAACTGGAGTTATTGCTGACGAGGATTGGGACAACATTAAGAACAAAATCCATTTCAACTTCAGCAACGATAACTACTTTGCGGAATTGAAGGATTCCGAGATCCTTAGAGAAAGAATAAATACATTGACCAGTATTGACCCTTTCACTGGAAAATACTATTCCAAACTTTGGGTCATGAAGAATGTGCTCATGCTGACAGAAGATGAAATCAACGATATGGATAATCAGATGGGCGAAGAAAACGACGAGGACATGGAAAAGCAGCAGCAAATGGCTGCAATGCAACAACCTCCTGCCGATCAAGGCGGCGACCAAGGCGGTCAGCAACAACAAGCGCAACAAGGGTACTCCCCTAATGAGCCTCAAATTGGACAGTAAATAAATAATTAAGACTGAGGAAATACCATGGCAGAATACACAACAACAGACATTATTGATTATTGCTTAGATGGCGACGTAGTCAACCTACAAAAAGCAATCAACGATATTATGAGCGACAGAATCACAGAATTGTTAGACGCTAAAAAAATAGAAGTGGCAAAAACGATATTTAATCCAGAGGAATAATATGCCTAAGCAACCTACGACAACAGACAAGCCCGATATGGCTATTAAAAAGCAGCCAAGAGATTTAGCTCAGAAGTTGCAGAGTATGCCGAAGGTTGCCGATTATTTCGCAAATCCTGGCGAGGGCGTTAAAACATTTATCAACAAACACGCTGTAAATGTCAGACCCGATCAAAACGGCGATGAAGACATAACCAAAGCCGAAAGAACCAAAAAAGACAAAACGCAGTCAGCTAGATTAGACGCTCAGTTCGGTAAAGACTATCAAGTTGCCGAGCGCGTTTTAACTCCTGGCGAAACAGCGGAAAAAGAACGTCTCGTAAAGAAAATGAAGCCTGTTGAAAAATGGCAGAAACGCTATGGCAAAAAACGCGGCGAAGAAGTGATGTACGCTACTGCTACAAAGATGGCTAAAGAAGAAACCGAGCTTGATGAAGTTTCTCTAGCTCCCTATCCTGGAGAAAAGTGGAAAGATCAAGCTGTGATGGTTCATTCTAAAACAGGACAAAGAACTGTAATTGATCGTAAGAACATCAAGAACTATTCCCCCAAAGATGGCTGGAAAGAAGTTGCGCCAGGAATGAAGGTTCGTAAAGAAGAAACCGAGCTTGATGAAGGTGTGAGAGTTGATCATGAGCGTTATGAAAGATCTCACAAAAAAACAGCTTCTGGGTCTGGGTATTGGATGTTTACCAATAAAGCCAACGGACCAGTCAAAGATTATGATGACGAAACTAAAGTTCATCGTTACAGCGGTAAATTTAGCGACGCTAAAAAATCAGCGATTGAATGGGCTAAAAAACATGGCCATCATACCGCTTATGTGATGGAAGAAGTTGAACATATTGATGAATTGAGTAATAAATTGCTTAAAAATTATACTAAAAAAGTTAAAGATGATCATGATGCAATTGTTGATGCTGAAATGCAGATGCCGTATGATAGATTAAATCCTTTAAAATCTAGTCGTTATAAAGGTTATACTCGCGCTAGTAGCATATTACATAATAGACGTATTAATAAGGAAGAAGTCGACGAAGTTGACGAGGGCAACAAATACAACAAACTACTCAAAAATATGCACGCTAGAAAAGTTGGTGCTACAAGAATG